TGGTAAAATATTTGAAGAAGATGAGGAAGAATGTGAACATTTACAAAATCATATTGGAGAATTATTGTTAGATCAATATGGAAATTATGTTCCTGTTGCTGAATTAATTGGTGTAATGAAAGATGGAAAATTTGTAGAAGGAAGTTGTGAATTTATTGAAGCATCTTGGGTAGAACAACCTGCGTTTGAAGGAGCTGTTTTAAATCAATTCTTATATAAAGAAGATATAAAGCAAAATTTAGAGGCTCAAAGATTTGCTAAGTTTGATTTTAACTCATATTTTAATTATGATACACTAAATAAATTAAGAGTTGCAGATAAATATAGTTATGTTACAATTCAATTGTTGAAAGAACAATTATTGAAAGAAAAGTATTTAAACATTGCTAAAGAAGTTTATAATTTAAATAAAAAATAAGGTATAAAAATGTTTAGAAGATATAGAATTTCTAAAACAGTTATAGCAGAACCAATTATTAGGAACATTAATACTATTTTAAATAAAATGGAAAATAGCTTAATGGATAGAATAGATGATGATGGTGAAATTATAATTAAGATTTATAAAATTGGTAAAGATAAAACTGCTGATAATACAATTGTAAAATCTGGAACAATACAAGAATGTTTGGATTGGTGTATTGAACAACAAAATTATATGAAAAAAACATTTGATTCTTTTATAACAAATGTAAAAAATAATAGTAATAGGCAAGTTATTATAAAATATGTTGAAAAATTAAGAAATGATATTAATGCAACAGGATTGTATGATCAAAAATGTTTTTCAATATTAGATAAATTTATTAAACAAATGTCAATAAAAGATAAAAATTCTAAGTTACCAGATTCAGCAATGCACGGAATGATTTTTGGTTCTGATGGAATAAAAAGTGTAATAGATTATTATAGAAAGATAGTTACTGCTGACAGAGTTATTGTTTTGAAATCATTGAAAAATTATTATATCAATAATGTTAATAAAGTTAAATATGGTATTGGTATTAAAACAATAAAAGAAGCAATTGATAACAATGAAACATTAAAAATTAACACAAATAACTATGGAACAATATTAGTAAAACCAGTTGAAGTTAGAAAAGAAGCATGGTCTATGTTGTGTGAACGTGTTGATGAAAATGGTAAAATTGTTGATAAAATCATTATTTGTCAAAGTGATTTAAAAAAGTAAACCTTATATATTTTTCAATATGTAAGGTTTTTGTTTTGTAAAATTACCCTCAAAATTATTTTAAAAAGTTAATTTTTTAACTTTTTTTTATATTAATTTAATATAGGGCGGTTTTATATTTTGAAGCTAATGCTTCATAGAAATGTTTATTATTTTACAGTTTCTATAATAAGGTAGAAACCAATAATAAATAAAACTAAAACTAAATTAACAGGAGATTTAATATGTTAAAACAACAACGCAGAAATTCACAGCGTTTGGCAAGCGTATTAGATGCAATGACAGAAGATTTAGACTTTAATACAAAAGAAGTTTCTTCTGAACTCGAAGAAGATGTAGCACAAATTTGCTCTTCAATAGAGGATGTTGCTAATTATTGCAAGGATGCCGAAGGTTGGAAGGATTTATCAAAAGAAGATCAAATTCAGATGGTTTGTGGCGGTGATGATGAAGAAGATGAAGCAGAAGCTGGATTTTCAGAATCAGAAGAAGATGAAGAAATTGAAGCATGTGATTTTGCTGAAGAAGACGAAGATATTGAAGAGTCATGTGAATTTGCAGAAGATGATGATGAAGAATTTGAATCATGCGAATTTGCAGAGGACGATGAAGAAGAAGTAGAAGAAGCTGGCGATGATGAAGAAGATGATACAACAGAAGCATCAGAAGTAGAACCAGGAATTGAAGATACTATTGGAAACGAAGTAACAGGTGGAAATCCAGGCGGAGATCGTTCTTTATCAAAAGAAAAAGAATTGATTGGAGAAGGAAATTCAAAGTTCGATAACGATGAATGTTATGAAGATAGTATAAGAAATGTTGTAGCTGCTAGAAAAGCTAAGATTAAAAGTTTTGTTGCAAGATTAGAAGCAGCGGCAGATGAACTTGAAGCAACAGGATCAAAAACTGGTATTGCATTAGCATACAAGTTAGATATGATTTCTGACAAACTTGAAAACAAGTATTTAAAATAATAAAGGAGCAATAATATGAATCGTGTTCGTTTAACAAAAAGAGTTAAGGCAAATGATCCAGGCGATATGGATGGTTCACGCCAGAAGATTCAACCAAAGATCGATACATATAGTAACTTTGATCCAGCAAAAGATGATGTTGGCGATAGAAAAGTTAAAATGTGGAAAGATGATCCAAAATTACGTGATGAAATGCATGTAACAAAAATGAAACAAGCAAAGATGTGGCAAGCATCAAAATTAGCTACTAAGTTAGCTATATATTTACTTGGTGAAAAAGCTCCAAGTAGCATGATTAAAGCACAAGCCGCAGAATTTTTACCACTTGGTAATGCAAGATTAGCAAGAGCAGTTTCACGTTTTGCAAAAACAGAATATCTTTATGCAGAAGATGAGGAAGAAATGGAAAAACCAGCCGAATCAGCAGTTGCAGATGAAGAAGAAGTTGAAGTAAAAGAAGAAGTTGCTCCTGTTGAAGAAGTTGAAGCACCAGCCGAAGCAACCGAAGAAGAAGTAAAAGTCGAAGATAAGGTTGAAGAAGCCGGAGATGATGAAGAAGAAGTAGAAGAAGCATCAGATGATGAAGAAACCGAAGAAGCTGATGACGATAAAATCGAAACAGAAGAAGATTTGGTAGAAGAAGCATCAGATGATGAAGAAGAAGAAATTTCTGACGCAGAAATAGCTTCAATATTTGCAGATAATAGCAATGATGTTGTTGCTAACAAGACTGCAAAGAAATCAGCAAAGAAGGGCGTTCAAACTATGGTTCAACCAAGTAAGGTCGCATCTTCACAAGCAACATATATGTCAGAATTATGGGCAGGTGCTCCTGACGTATCAGATGTTTTTAATTAATGTAATTAAAAAGGAGAAAGACAAATGTTAAGAGTATTAGTTGATGGAGTACGTAGTTCAGCGTACAAAGTTAATGCAGATGTCTTCACAAAAGACAACTCTGTAAGTACTAGCAGCAGAATCAATAATTACACTCCAAAGGGTGTTCTTGGTGGTTCAGTTGCAGGAATCGTTGGCGACTACGAAGTAGGCGCTGCAACAACAACAACTGTTCCAGTTGGCTTGTTTGTTAACAACGCAACACCAAACGTATATGATAATAACGCAGCCTTAGCTTCTGGTAAGATTGCAGTTATTCGTCAGATGGCAACTGTTGAAGTTGACGTATACGAAACAAAAGATGCAGCTGGTTCCAATGATTTGGTTTATGCAGCTGGTGATTTGTTGTATGCTTCCAAAGATGGTTTGTTGACTAAGGAAAAAACTGGTGATCAACAAGTCGTTGGAGTTTGCATTAAGGCTCCTACCGGAACTGACCCATTTATGGGCGTAGATTTAAGAGTTTAATAAGGTAAAGGAGATATAAAAATGTTAAGTGTAGAACAAAAACATAAAATCATTGGTAACTTGATCACTTCTGGTCAAGGTAGACAACGTTTAGCTGCTTCAATGATAAGCCCATTACGTCAACGTAGAGATTATACCTCATGTGGTCGTAAGGCTTTCTATGTAGAACAACTTCCAGATGGAGCAATGCCAGTTTATGACAAAGATCCAAATGTAGTTGCATACATGGTAGCAGAAGAAGGTGAAAACTTGCTTTCAGTAGCAAAATCACAACGTGTACACGTTCCATTATTTGAAATTGCATCTAACCCACAGATCCCATTAACTGAGATCAAAGCTCGTCGTTTTGACTTAGTTGATCGTGCATTGGATAGAGCAAAGGCTGAAATTCAAGCCGCAGAAGATACCAGAGTTTTCGCAACTATGGATGCTACTGCTGCTGATCCAGCTAACCCAAATGAAGATATCCTTACTACTGGTGCTTTGACATCCAGTGTATTGATTGATGCTTTTGGAAATATTGAGCAGAATGATTTACGTGTTGCTAACGTTTTCATGAACGCTAAAGATTTCGCAGATTTGAGAAAATGGGATAGAGATACTCTTGATCCAATCACTCAAGGCGAATTGTTGAAGACTGGTTATATGGCAAATATTTACGGCGCAAAGATCATTGTCAGCCGTATTGTTCCAGTAGGAACAGTTTATGTTTGCGCAGAACCAGAATTCTTCGGACGTATTGCAGTTCGTACCGAGTTGACAGTTCTTTCAGCAGATGATCCAGTTGGTCGTAAGATCGGATTCTCTGTATTTGAGAACATTGGTATTACATGCCATAACCCACTTGGTATCCAAAGAATTATTGTTGATCGCAACTAATAATTTTTGATGTGATATAGCATAGGGAGCTACTAAAATTTTTAGTAGCTCCCTTTTTTCTTTTTTTTTATATTAATTCATAATAAAAGATGTAATAAATTAATAGGAAACAAATTATGAATTATACTACAACCTCACAAGAGATTTTAAATAAAGCATTTGATAGAGAAACAAGAGCTTTAAAAACAATTGCAAGGAAGAAACCTAGTGATTCTGATATACAGAAGGATTTTTTTCTTGAAAAAGAAGGTTTATCTATTCAAGAAATTTTTAATGCTGTATATGATAGAGAAACTGGTTGTTTAACAATTAATGGTTCCGGTGGTGGTTCTGATCCCGGTTCTGATTATTACACTAAAACAGAAATTGATAATAAATTTGTTTCATATTATACCAAAACAGAAGTAGATAATAAATTTGTTGATTTTTCTCAAAATATGTTTTGGAAAGAATCGGTAGCAACATTTTCAGAAATAGATATAAAATATCCTAATCCTAAAGAGGGTTGGACAGTATCAGTTAATGATACTAATATTATATATCGTTATGATGATGAAACAAGTCAATGGATTGATATTGGAAAAAGTGTTACAGTTGCAGGATATGATACACAGGGTGTTGCATCTTTTGATTCTGAATATTTTATTGTTACATTAGGTCATGTTTCTGTTAATACAGACAAATTAGCTTCTAAAGATTATGTAGATGAAAAAATAGAAGAAACACAACCAGTTTTAAGTGCTAATCAAATAAAATTTATTAATTGGGGAGCTTCTTTAAGTGAAACTGAATTAAATAATTTACAAGATTATGTAAATAATTATGATTATTTTGTTAATTATTTAAAAAATAATTTTGAAGTTAAGGAAGAAGTTATTACTATGTTGCCAGTTGCACAAGGTGGTTCTGTTACACCTGTATATATTACAATACAGGGAGAAACACAAAATGTTGATGATGATGGTAAAGTTTTAAATATAGAAA